CGATGACATCGGTGTTATCCAAGTGGGTAAGACTGCTGACTTCGGTACTGCTATGACAATGATGCAGCAGCTTGAACGCCGTTTGTCTGAGGCATTCCTCATTCTTAACGTTCGTCAATCTGAACGCACCACTGCTGAAGAAGTTCGTCTTACTCAACTTGAACTTGAACAGCAACTTGGAGGACTATTCTCTTTGTTGACCGTTGAGTTCCTGTTACCTTATCTCAATCGTAAACTCCTAGTGCTGCAACGTAGTGGACAACTTCCTCGGATTCCTAAGGATATGGTTAATCCTACTATTGTCGCAGGTATCAATGCTCTTGGTCGTGGTCAGGATCGTGAATCACTCACATCCTTTATCATGACTATTGCACAGACACTTGGTCCTGAAGCATTGATGAAATTCATCAACACCGATGAGGCGATCAAACGTCTCGCAGCTGCACAAGGCATTGATGTGCTGAATCTTGTTAAATCTATGGATCAAATCCAACAAGAAAAAGCAGACGCTATGCAGCAACAAGAAGATATGATGTTGACCCAACAAGCTGGTCAACTTCTCAAAGCACCTTTGGCTGATCCGACCAAAAATCCAATGGCAGGTGAAACTGTTAATGCGATGATGGGAGATGATGTCATTCCACCTCTTGAATAATTATGGCAGAAATTTTATCTTACGATCCAGCTGGTGATCCCGAAATTGTCGGTGCTATTGAATCCGACGAAGCTGAGTCTCTGGCTATTGGAGAAGAGATGATCAACCAAGCTAACGCTAGGTTGGCTGGAAAGTACAAAGATGCACAAGAGCTTGAGAAAGCTTACATCGAACTTGAAAAGAAACTTGGCTCACGTGATGTACAAGAAGAAGAAACGTCGGAGTCAGAAACTGAAGATCAGCAAGAACCGTCTGAGTATTCTACTCAAATCGAAGCCATTAGTCGGGCAGCCGAAGAGTTCAACTCGAATGGCGTATTGAGTGAGGAGACTTTAGCTGAGTTCGAAAAGATGTCCTCTAAAGAACTCGTCCAAGCATACTTTGAGTATGAGCAAAGTCTTCCCACCTTTGAAGAATCTCAATCAGTAGACCTTTCACAAACTGAGATCAATCAAATCCAAAACTCTGTAGGTGGTGAAGCTGCTTATCAACAACTTGTTGGTTGGGCAGCACAAAACTTCTCTGAAGCTGAGATTCAAGCCTTTGATAACGTTGTTGATTCTGGTAACGTTGCTGCCATTAACTTGGCACTTGCTGGTCTTCAGGCACGTTACACAGACGCAAATGGTTACGAAGGTAAAATGATTCAAGGTAAAGCTGCAGCTCCTGCTGACACATTCAAGAGTCAAGCAGAAGTTGTACGGGCTATGTCGGATGCTAGGTACGATCGTGACCCCGCATACCGTGATGAAATCATGCAGAAACTTGCCCGCTCTGATCTTAAATTCTAATTATGTCTGATCATCCCTACGGTGTCCCACATAACGAACGAGCTGAGCAGCTTAACGGTCGCTTGGCTATGCTTGGTATCGTGGCTGCTCTTGGCGCTTATGCGCTGACTGGACAAATCATTCCTGGTATTTGGTAATGCCTCTTAAGAAGGGTAAGTCTCAAAAGACAGTCTCATCTAACATTGAAAAACTGAAGATTGAAGGCTACCCTCAAAAGCAGGCAGTAGCTATTGCACTTAGCAAAGCTGGTAAATCTAAAAAGAAGAAGTAATCATGCCACAAGGTAAAGGGACTTACGGTTCACAGAAAGGTCGCCCACCCAAGAAAGGGACTAAAAAGTAATGGCTAAGCCTGGTCTTTACGCAAACATCCACGCCAAGCGCAAACGTATTGCTGCTGGCAGTGGTGAAAAAATGAGAAAGCCTGGGGCTAAAGGCGCACCCACGGCTGCTAACTTTAAACGCGCCGCTAAAACTGCTAAGTCTAATCTCAAAATTAAGAAATGAAATTCCTTGCTATCCTCCCCGCAACCCTGATCGCCGCTGCTCCTGCTATGGCTGGTCCTTACGTGAACGTTGAAGCTAACTCTGGCTTCACCGGTTCTGACTACTCTGGTACCACTACTGATTTCCATGTCGGTGTCGAAGGTTCCTCTGGTGTGCTTGGCTATTACATCCAAGCTGGTCCTTCTGTGATCTCGCCTGATGGCGGTGAAGCAGAGACCAAGTTCACTGGTAAGACTGGTGGTTCGGTTGCTGCAAGTAAGAAGCTTGATATTTACGGTGAAATCAGTTTCGCTGCTGACACTGTTAACTCTTACGGTACTAAAGCCGGTCTGAAGTATAAATTCTAACTCTCATTGTGGTGGGAGGGAGGCAACTTGTACTTTTAAATCAAACTAATGACCGCAACTATTGCACTTAAAAGGGAGTCATCTTGGGATCAGTTTTGTGACTGGGTGACTTCTACTAACAACCGTTTGTATGTGGGTTGGTTTGGAGTGCTGATGATTCCGTGTCTCCTAGCCGCTACCATTTGTTTTATTCTGGCATTCGTTGCCGCACCACCTGTTGACATTGATGGAATCCGCGAACCCGTCGCAGGCTCCTTGTTGTATGGAAACAACATTATATCAGGAGCCGTCGTTCCGAGCAGCAATGCCATCGGACTACACTTCTACCCAATTTGGGAAGCTGCTTCACTTGATGAATGGCTGTACAACGGCGGTCCATTCCAACTCGTCACTTTCCACTTCCTCATTGGTATCTATGCTTACATGGGACGAGAGTGGGAACTTAGCTATCGACTAGGGATGCGTCCCTGGATCTTCGTTGCTTACTCTGCTCCCGTTGCAGCAGCTACCGCAGTCTTTCTCGTCTACCCCTTCGGTCAAGGATCTTTTTCTGATGCAATGCCTCTCGGTATCTCCGGCACGTTTAATTACATGCTGGTCTTCCAAGCTGAACACAACATTCTCATGCACCCGTT